TCTTCGTGTCAAGAGTTGAACCTGTAGCAGCTAGGTTTGTTATCGTAGCGAAAGTACTGTTAGAGTAACCACTCAGGGTGTTAATCTTCGTGTCAAGAGTTGAACCAGTTGCAGCTAGGGTACTGTCGGAATAACCACTTAGAGTGTTAATCCTATTGTTTAATAAGGCTCCAGTAGCGGCAATTTGCCCACTTAGTAAAGTAAGGTCAGTGTTGCTTGAATCTAGTTGCCACATCACGCCAGAAGGCGTAGACGTTAATACATAGCCAGATGGTCCTATTGTATTATTAACATCAAATATGAAACCGGAAATTTGAATTCCCGTTGTGAGAAGTTCATCTATAGCAAATTGAGCCATTTGAAAACCTTATTCCTTACCTATAATTACACAAAAAAATCTTTAGCCCTCAAAAAAGAGAGCTAAAGATTGTGTTTTTAATATTTTAGTTTAATATCAGACCTGCATCTTTGGGAATGGAGGAATCTCAGGAGCTTGAGTATTATTCAATACTCCTTGAAGAGCCGCAGTACACTTATCAAGGTACACATGCTCATCATAACTCAATCGACTCTGGCGAGCTAGACCTACAAAAGTATTTAGCGCAACTTGTGGCGTAGGATCTGGCAAGTCCCTTATGGATGGAGGCTGCTGTGGTGGCTGTTGATTAGTTTGGTCCATATATATTATATATTATCTTCCTTCGGCTAAAATTCTTTTGGCTGAATCAGAAACATTATTATCAAGAACTCTATTTGTACCGGATACTTTTAAATAAGAATTATTATGACGCCGAAATTCATTCAAAAGTCTTTCTCTCAGCATTTTCATGTTATCAACTGGGAGAAGATTCATTTTGACTGCATGACTTTGAAGATCGCTCTTAGTCATAGCATTTAGTTGACTCCAATATTCTTCCTCGTTAAAAGTACCGTACTTGTCTGAACCAGCATCACCAAGAATCTGGTCAAGAGTTTGATATTGCTTTTCTTCAACTTGACCATGAGTTTGACTCATGTCTTCTAATACTTGCTTCTTTTTTTTAGCCATACCTTATAATACTATATATAAATAAAAATATAAAATAAAAAACCCCAGAGGAGTTACCTCTGGGGTTAAAACTGCGATAGTTTTTTAGCTGGTGATTACACCACCGATAGCGCGAGCGTCGATACAAATACGACCCTCTTCCAAGAAGCCGTAGAAGCCAGTCTTCTCGGCGCGAGAAACGAATTGATCATCAGGCAGAACGCTGAGTTGTCCACCGCTCTCAGCGTTTGTAGCAACTGGGCGGATAAATGCATCACGGCTCAAGTCAAGACCAATTGAGAGGTCATGAGAAGCAGTGGCGAAAGTAATGGCATTAGAACCATTAATGTCAGGATATGTAGTTACGTCGAAAGAGTCAAACAAGGTGTTATACTTTTGACTCTTACCGAGTTCAACAAGTTCGACAATATTAATACCGAACAAGCTCTCCATTCCGCCGCCTCTGTAGATCTCAGTGCGAACTTCTTCAGACAATTGAGTTTGAGTAGTACTAGAAGTTGCGAAGAGAGGATTGAATGAGAAAGAGCGAATCTTAGCCTTGATTTCAGGACTAATAAAGAGATCGGTCAATCCACGGGCAGAAGCATCAGAAGGAGTACCGCCAGCAAATGAAACGTTAATTCTCTTAAAGCGAAGAATCAAGTCATTCAAACATCCCATATCGAAAGCTCTTGCACCGCCAGTTGGAGCAATAAGATGCTTAAGGGCACCAGAAGCGGAGAAAGAAACTGAACGACCATCCTTAGTAGCAGCAGCACCAAGGGCCTTTAGAATAACAGCCCAAGCATTGCGCTCTTGCTTAACAAGAACCTCTTGAGCCATACGATCCAAAGCTCCGCTAACTACGTCGAGGCGAGCTTTACGGGCGTACTTCTTGTTGAAAGAAACGGCAGAGTCAAGACGATAAGTAGCGATCTTTAACTCTTGAACTGGTTGATCGGTGTAGTTGGAGGGCAAGCCACCAGCAACACTTTGGGACCAAATAGAAACCAAACCAGCAGCCTCGTTGTAATATAGGTCAAGAGGATAAGAAGGACTATCGTCTTCGTTATACTCCATGTCTCTATAAATCATGCTGGCAGTACCAGCTTGAGCGAGAACCTTTTGAATTACTGGTCCGACGAAAGCGGCCAAAGCTTCCATAGCCTCGGCAGATTCAACGACATTGCGAGAACCAACTTTCTTAATTAGCTCTACTTGTTCGGGTGTATTTTTTAATTTAAGTCTCATATGATTGTGTTAGTTGATGTGTTAACTTAATGGATTATAGGTCGAGGTTAAGGAGTGCGTATCCGTCATCATCAGCAGAGCCGAGATAAGTTCCAACTTTTGCACCACCACTTCCGCCATAAATAGCGGCATTGGTTTCAAGCTCACCATTGGTATTAATGAATGCACTATTACCAGCGGTAGCACCAGTAGCGTAGGCGAGAATAATACCACGCTTGAGTACAGGAACAGTTTGCCCAGAAACGACTGCGTTGAGTTCAGCAGCCTTACGAGGATTGAATATGAGTTTCTCACCGTTTTCGTCTGTTTCGCGGACATCATTGAGTAGAAGACCGATGACTTTACCATTGTCACCAGTACTAGCGGTTGTAACGCGAGCAGTGGTTGAATAGCGATCAGAAACTACGTTAGAGTAAGAAGCTCCAACAGCAGTAGCTGAAGTAATGTTTAGAACATCATCGGTATTTTTCCAACCGTTTCCGAGAACCTTAACGAAAGTTCCCTTGTTTACAGTTTCGAGATCAAAAGCAAACATGTTAATAACTTCATGCTCGCCATAACCGCGAAATGGTTTAATTAATCTTTTAGTAGATGAATATGCCATAGTGTTATCCTATTGTTGTTTTATTTATTTTATTTTATTTTATTTTGTAATAACGAAGCCTTCGTCATTAAAAGCTGATTGGTATTTTTGCTTTAATGTTTTTGATGGATTAACAATACCAGCAGTGATCGCGTCATTTTGCTGAGTTCCATTGCTAATAGCGTCATCAACGACAGTAGCATTTTCGGCAGAAGCAACAGTCTCTTGGGTCTCAGTAGCCATAGTCTCTTTCTTCTCTTCTTTTGGCATCTTTGAGGCTTTATAAGACTTGTTCTTCTCCTTCATTAAAACGCCCATCTTTTTCTTGTAGGCGGCGAAAGAATCTTCATCCAAATCTCTGATATCGTTAGCAATTACTTCCCTATCTTCAGTATCAAGATCGAACTCTTCATCTAGTCCAGCCATTCTGGAAGAGAATAGTTCTTGCTTCTCCTTAGAAGCTTTTTCTTGTTGTAGAGTTTCTAAAGATTGCTTGAGAGCCTCAAGTTCTTTCTTTAAGTTTTCAGAATCAGAAGAGAGACTAGCAAATTTCTCTTCGGCGTTCTTGACTGCATCTTCTTTAGCTTTTTGTTCAGCAGCGAATTTCTCGGAAGCCTCTTTTAGTTGCTCTCCAATAAAATCCCTGATAGAAGAAGCGGTTGCTTCTTTGAGCAACTCATCAGTAATTTGAGATACTTCAGATATTTTCATATTCTTTCTTTCGATAATTACATTAGAATCTAATGTTTGTGAAATTTCTTCTGCTTTTTGCTCTACTATTTTTTCGGATTCAGGTTTTTTAACACTAACACCAACTACATCAGCAGCAGGATTAACAGTTAATCCAACACCAAGAGGAAGAACTCGGCCTTTAATTTTGCGGTAAATTAATTGGTCTTCATTTAGTCTTCCGCTGCCGCCAAATCCGGTTAGTTTTCCTTTAATTTTCTCAATTTCCTCTTTATCTGAAATGATAGTAGCATTTTCAATATTCTTTTCGTTTCCTTCTAGAACAGCTACTTCAAAATCATTATAACCCAATTCCCAAGAAGCACTAACCTTCATGTAATTGTTAGAAGTAGGATCATTAGACTCTTCGATTATATTAGCAAGATCTTTATTAACGATTTTCCAAACAACGCCACCAAGGGTGATATTGTATGGTTCTTTTTTGTCTTTTACTTGTTCTTCAGTAAGGGGCGCATCAGTTCCAAACTCAGAAAATCCTGCTGACAATATTACCCCAACAACACTTGCGCGATTGTGTTCAATATTAATAGGCTTGTTAATGAAGTTTTTGTATACTTCACTAGCAATAGAAGAATCAATTACATCTCCATTTTTATTGACACGATTTACGACACAAGCATTAAAAGCAATTGGCAAAAGATCCATATTAGACTCAGCATTAACTTCAGGAATAAAATTCCCTACATCAATTAAACTAGCTAGTGATAAATATTTATCTTTTTCCTCAGATACTAACGGGCGTATTGAAGAGCTAAATGTTGTTGAGAATTCAAATTTCATTTTATTCTAGAAAATATGTAATGCTACCGACGGTTGCAGTTGCAATAGCTAGTCCAGAGTTATCTGGGACTCTTAATGGAGCAGAATAATTGCAATTACCTTGAGACACATAAGCTAAAATAGAACCGCTAGTTAAATTACTTGCATTTGCTAATGTAAGGTTAGCTTGCGTAGAGACATCAGTAATAAAAATTCTTGAAAGACCGCTATTAGGAGGATTAATTAATACTCCTGTTGATGTGAAATTAACGGTAGTTGTTGGTACGGACGCAATACCATTTTGAATAAAAGATTTCATTGTTTTATATATTATTTATTTTTCTTGTATTGCAATAAGCAGGTTTGAAATTTTTCTTTGTCAGTTCCCTGTTGAGAGGGTATGCATTTTTGAAGGAAATCTTTGAAATTTTGACCCTCTGTTTCATACATTGACTTGTACTCTTCCTCTTCTTCGTAAAAAGCGTAGACTTGAGCGCGAGAGAGTTGGTCCATTGTTTTGGTTAGGACTTCTCCCTTTTTATAAGTTGGACCTTCGTTAGTTACTTCATATGAAATGACTTTACCCATTTGATTTGGTAAGTCTTTGATCTCTTTTACAATTCCTTCGCTGCCATAATGATAACAATTCTTATTTACATTTCGAACCTTCTGACCAACTGTAAACATTGGTTCAGAACTCATATAATTAGCCTCAGACTCTTCGGCAAACATTACATAGTTATGAATCATTACCATGTAGTCTTCAGTGATAGCGATCTTGCCTTGTAGGAATGACTCAGTTAAATTTTCTTTAACCTTCTCATTGTTTAAAGTATTAAGAATGTTCTCCGCATGAGTTTTAATAGAATTTAAAGAGCCAACTGACATTTCTAAATATTCGTTCTTGTACTCTTCCATTTCGCCCTCTTCTGACTCCATCATTTCTTCGGCCTTTGATAAATCAGGCCAAATTTTTAAGAGATCACTTTGATTCCAAAGAGTAATCCCATCCCAATCTTCTTCGTTTGCTTGAGCTTTCTTTAATGCACTTTGCTTTGGATAATCTTTATCTCCGGGTTTTGCTGGTTTATAGTTCTTACCAAGACGGTCTTTTTTCTTTTGAATATTGTGCCAAAGACCTTTTCCAGCTTCTGTTTCTAAACTAGAAATCTCTTCCGAAGCTTTAACTGGAGAACCTGCTCTCCATTGATAACATGACCAAAATTTAGCTTTCCACTTAGGGCCGGGATTCTTATCACAACCATGTCTTGCTCTAAAACTTTTTCTTCTGGCGGGATCGTCTCTCTTGATCTCCATGTTAGGGTCACCAAAGTTAACCTTTACGACGTTTCCTTTTTCATTTTTGACGTAAACAGAAAACTTTTTAGGCCCATCAGGAGTCCTGAAAGGCTTATTTAATGTTTTCTTTTCTTTGTCTGCGGCAACAATTTTATAAGAGACATCAATTTCTAATTCTTTGGTTTTCATATCAAATATATTCTAGCCAGTTTGCTTTTTCTTGTTCTGTGTCTAAATATAAGTCATTTTCATCTTGAAAATCATAATCAAGAGCAAATTCATTGATATCACTATCTGCCTGAGAGAAATCATCGTCATTTGACTCCCAGTAATCAGTCACATCGATCTCTGAAGCTTTAGCTATATCGCTATCAGCTTTGCGATAAGAATCTTTAACAGTTTTACCAGCCATCATTCTTAAAAAAGTGTTCACACGGGCCATTGCCCATTGCCCTCTTGTTTTTCCGGGTCTGTGGCTTGAACTAAAAGCTCCAGCACCTCTACGATAAACTTTCTTTAATTGAGTTAAGCTGACTTTCTTTGAGTACTTGCTATTATGCTCTCTAACTTTCGTTTTTAAAGCTTCGACAACTTTTGCAGAAAATTCTATTGCTTTATCGCTCTTTGTTCCTGCGCTGCCACTAGGATTCTTGGCGGACCCTTTGCGTCGTTCAGAAGGTCTAGCAGGAGTCTGGGCGGAACTTTTGGGTCCAGACCTTTTTGATTCTATAATTTCTATTTCTAAACCTTGTAGATTCATAATTGATAGCTTCTTATTTATACACTTAAATTTAAGCACTAAGGAAATTATAATGGCCCATTCGTATTAAAGTTTGTGTAATTTAATCCTTTTAATAATCCGCTCATGAATAGACCATTAGCATGAGGATATGAATTTTGGTCCATATCACAGTAAAAATTAAAATCTAAAACCGCATTTGCACCGATTGAAGAATCATAAGAAAGATCCTTAAATTTAGCCCCTCTAATATCGTATCTAATGATAGTTTCTGAATTGTTATTCATCTTTATTACGATGTCATATTTAGAATCAGAACGGATATCAGAAATAAGATTGCCTGAATAATTTAAATTTCTATAAATTGTAGAAAAACTGCCTTCAACTGTTATAGGGGTATTTATTTGGCGATCTACTGGATAAACATATCCTAAACTCTTCAAAGGTTCTCTTTCTAAAGGAAGATTAAAATTAAAACTTTGTATTGCGGCGTCTTGAATTATTTTATTAGATATCGTTTTAGAACTAGAGTTCGCGTCATATACATCAATTATAATATCTCCGTGAAGCAATACAGAGATAGCATTTCCAGTTTCTTCAAATGAAGTATTATAGTTTGGAATGGTGAACTTAATATTTGAATTAACTAAGCCACTCTTTGGCTCTACATAAGGAGAAATAATGTTAACACCTGATGAATTATAAGATACATTATGAGCTACATAATTAACATTTGCTTTAGGAAAATCTCCTACTTGAGCTTGGACTCCATAAGAAGTAATATAGCAATTACCGAAAGCTAGAACTGGAAAGCCAGAGATGTTGCTTCCAATTGCATCTGTGTTATTTGGGGTAATACTTAGGAATAAATTCCTTTGATCTCTGTATTTGAAAGGATATTTAAATGTATTATTGGTTGATTGAGTTAGGTTATTATCAAAAGCATAATTCTGATCTCCAAACGAAAACCCTGATAACAAATTGCCACTAGGATAAGCTTGTTGACCATCAAATTGATCTAAATTAGGAGGCCCAAGTTTAACATAAAAACCCATCCTCGCTTCATTTCTAAGATCTTTTATGTTATAATTAAAACTAATACTAACATCAGGAGGAGTTAGAGTATAATCATAAATAGCAGAAGCATTTCCTATCTCTGAGAATCTAGAAGACTGAGTATTTATTTGATAACTGAATTGATTTATTCTTTTAAGAGGCTGTATTAAATTGTAAATACCATTATTACCTAAATTAGCATTTAAATCAGAAAAAAAATAACCACTCGCTGGCGCGGGGCCAATGAATAGTAACTGACTATTATAAATTACTCTGTTTGTAGCCATTAGATTTTACTATGGTAAAGCAAGCTCGCCATGTAAGAATCGACTTGATGTTCGCAAGCAATTTCATGAATCTCTTCAATCCTTTGAGTATTTTTATCTACAGGGCTTTGAACGTATTGATCAATTTTAGAAATCCAATTGCCCTTATCTTCATTTGCAACAATAATTTTTGTAATATCAAGAACTACTTCTTTTTGTTTGTTGTTTAGTTTTTTAAGTTTATGCTTTCTCTTTAAAAAAACTTCTACTTCTGCACCTAATTTATTTGTAGCCTCTACAGCGTCTTTTAATTTCATTACGCTGTAATTAGCTTTTGAAGAAGTGCCAATTGGTTTTACGTTTTTGGTTGTTTGTTTGATGCCGGTGCTACCAGATGGTCTACCTGCTGCATCTATCTTTGGACCTCCAATAAGAGGTTGGTAAAATCCTTTATCTTTTAGATCAACAAAACTTGTTTGTGATTGAATTGACTCATCTGGAGTAGGCAATACACCAGTTTCAATAGCTTTAAGACCCTCCTCTGGAGTAAGAACGCCAAGTTCAATAAGACGAGTATATATTCTATTAAGATTTTGGTCTGTCTTAAGGTCCATGTCTTCAAAGAATGGAGTAGGAAATACTTTAAAACCAATTTCTTTAGAAATTCTTTTGACTTCAGGAAGTAAAAAGTCTGTGATAAAAGCTTGGCGAGCTTGTAGTAATTTTTGTCCTAAGAGAGAGACTTTCGTAGCAGAATTAGCAAATTTTTCATTACCAACAAGGATATTATTTAATCCAATATTTATATCTTTATCAATCACCTCATATTTCTTTGGGTCAAGGATGTCTGCGATTTGAGGGATAACGAATTCTGCTTTTGTAGTATAATCAGCAATCAAAACTCTACCAATCGATTGATTAGCGAAAAGATTTTGCATTGTCTTTAAGTTTTCTTGATTAACGCCGCCTTTATCTGGCTCTGCGCCCATTGTTACTACAAGAATTACTTGTTGTAATGTTCTGGTAAGAGCCATGTCCATTCGGCGCATTTCTATTTTTGCACTAATATCTTCTAAAACAGGGAAACCCATTGGCACAGCAAAAGGTTCGTAATCTTGTTTCTTGTAAAATACAGCATAAAACTTCTTAGTATCTAAATGCAATAAAACTGCCGTCGCTTTACCCCTTAAAATTTGTTCTTTAGCTAGTGGTTGTAGAGAATCTAGAATTTCTTTGTCTTCTTCTGTTCTTGGATTTCTAATCTGCTCAAGTTCATAATCGGTTAGAATTTTATAGTATTGCCCTCTGTTAAATGACAGGTTACCATTCACTTGAACATCTGCTGGATTGATGATAATGTATCTAGCAGGTAAAGAAACTTTTGCAGCTAAAGCTTGAGAACCGAAAACTTGACTGATTTTAGACACATCTTCTTCTTTTATGTTTGTGTCATATCTATAAACGAAAACATTTCCAGAACGATAATACTCTCTGAAGAACTTATCCTGCAATGCAGTGATATTTATCTTATTGAATAAAGCCTGAAAGAAATCTCTCGCGCTTTTATTACCACCTTTTAAGTGGATATTTCCGCAAGAGAGTTCAGACATCAAATCAATAGTATTTCTGAACAAACCAAAATTATAGTAAGCTTTTTGGCAAAGGATTACTGTATCTCGGACATCAATATTAGATTTGTTATAATTATAACCAGTAGCATAATTAAATGGCACCATTCCATCATCAATATTACGAAAACGATCTGTTCTTTCGATTGTTGATGCGGCATTTCTACGAGTTCTTGTCTCCGTAACCCTGCTCGCTACGCCACCATGAGCAGGAGTTGCACCCTCTACAATCATAGGAGCAAAAGAACTTTCCTGTAGTTGATCTTTTTTAACCTTTGCCATAAGCCTAATAATTAATTACACATTTTAAATTAAAATTGGTGTAAATCCCGACGCTACTATTTTATTTTCAGTAGTCATAATATCATTATAGCATTTAGAGCCCCATTTCGCTAACATTAAAGCAGTATAATTATCTTTTCTTGCTCTATTAGGGGAATTGGAACGCTTTAGGTGTTGTGGTAGATCGAAATTAACAGAGCCACGACTGCTTGTAGTAAACTCAACAAGAGAACACTGCTTCTTAGTGTTGTAAACTAACATATCTTGATGCTCTATTAGATCCAGCTTATTCCAATCTTTATTTTCATCTACGAATATTAATTGTTCTGGGATTCTCTTATTAATTTCTTCGTTAAAAAATGACTCATTAGCTACAGCCTTTGAAGCGAACCATATTTTCTTATAATCAATAGCTGCTTGCAGGTTCTCATTACCTCTTCTAATGAAAGTAGTTGTGAATACTTGAGTGACTGCTATTTGTTTATTTTCTAGGTTGTATTGGCTCTTTGCTTTTTGAATCATCTTTGTATATTCAATACCTTCAAGATCCGAATCAAAGTCAATAAACTTAATTTTTTGAGATTCTGATTCTACAAATTGAGATTCATTGTAAGTATTAAAAAAAATGTCTGCGCCAGCATTATCGCAAATGATATAAACAATATTAAAACTCGTCATTAAGTAATGAAAGTATTTAATATGGGCGCTTAAATTGCCAAGACCAGCATAACAATGAACGAGAACATCGTTTTTGTTTTCTCGGTCTATTTCTATGATAGCCATTGCAAAATAGTCAGCATTTGGACTGTCACTCATGTTGGGGTCCATTGCTAATATGTATTCTTTGCTACTATCTCCTTTAATTTGTGAGTGAGGACGCTCTTCAAATTTTAAAGTGCATTCCTCCATCTTCTTCATGCTGAAATAAGAGTCGCTGCCATCTGTAAATTGAGCGCAATACTCTCTTAAAAATGAAGCGTGAGAAGCCCCACCATTTTGTGCTTCTTCTGTGATGGAAGAATCAATCATTTCGGGAGGTAAAGCTTCGTAACTCAATTGGGATACGAAATAAGTTGCATTAGTTGATTCTTTTGAATAGATATTATCACACCATTCTTTGTAAGTCTTATAAAGATTTTCGAAAGTGTAAGAGGCGGACGACAGGGCAATCATTTTGGAAGTATTTTTAAACTCCATTCGATCTGCTTCTGTCATAGCTCCTTGTCGGATTAATTCATCTTCTTTTTCACGAATACCAATACGTTCTTTGATGTCTTGAGGAACAATCAAGAATGGCATCAATACGTTTTTAATAATATCTTCTGGCAATAATAGGAACTCATCAAGAACAAGAGCATTAGCACGAAAACCACGAATCTTTTCACCGCTTAAAGGAATTGCTTTTATTGAACCTTCATTAATAGACCAGTCATATTCGTCATTGCGTTTTGACTTTGCGCCAAACGCTTGCATCAAAAGGTCTGCGCCTTTAGATTCAGTAATCTTTTCTATTGAATTAAAGATGCTTCTTGCTGTTCTGAATGTTGGACCAGCAATTAGGATTTTACTTTTGGGTTCAAATATACACTGTAGGAAACAAAACACCGCAGCAGAGAAAGATTTAGAAGCACCGCGACCCCACACGTTCATGCAAAAGTTCCGGTTCAGCATTCCTTTAATTACAACCTCTTGATAGGGCCATAATTTTATACCAGAGATTAACTCTGTAGTGACACCTATATTTGAACGCAAGAATTTAGCTAAAGTTATTTTAGCCTCTTTGTCTTCAAGGGTATCTTTTAGTCTAGAATATTCATCATTTAAATTTGGAATTATTCTATTGTATTTTTCTGGGGTATACCACATATTATAGCATCTTTAGGTCATAGCAAAGTTGCAAGTCATATTTAAAAAAGTTTTCATCAGTAGAAAACATCTTTTCAATTATCCTAACAGATTCTTTGCGGCCCTTGGCAAACAAGAATTGCACATGAGGATATTTCTGTATCAATTCTCTAACATTATGGAATATAAATTCAGGATTTACTTTTGTAGCTTTCTTGTATACATGAGGGAGGTAGTTAAATGACAGTGAATTACTCAAGCTTTCTTCTATAATAATAACCATGTTGGCATTTACATCACTAGCCTTCTCTATTTCTCGGCAAAACCTTTCGTAACCTGCGCTCAATGTACCAATAAAATCAGAAATAGATTTTCTTTCGAAATAAAGTTTACCATCATAACTAGGGTGACTAAATCCATAATCACCAAACTTAAGAGTGCGAACTTCAGAAGCCATATTAAAGATAAATGGTTTCTGTTCTCGGGTATCAATATAAATAGTAGAGCCTTCAGTTTGTAATTTTTTTAAATTATCTAAATTTTTTGGATATACATGCTTATTTTTAAAACCAAGCTTTGCTGTTTCTTGATAATAGTCACCAAAAATTTCTTGCAAGTAAATAACGCTTGGGCTTAATACGCTACGAAGCTCAACTTGAGATGGCGTATATTGCAAACCCTTTCTGTCTTTTCTCTTAAGAAGGAGATCTCTACAATATA